TTGAAAGATTAAAAAAAGATGGGAATAGGTTAGGGGAAGACTTATTCCATCAGATTTTAACTAAATTCGAGAAACATCTCAGTAGAAGAGGATTTATAACAACAAGGGGGTATAATTTAGAAGGAGATGATTGGTGTTATTTTTGGTCGAAACATTATAATTCACAAAATAAGCGATGTGTGATAATAACAGGGGACAAAGACATCCTCCAGACATTATCACTGACAGTTTCGGTTTATAGAAATAATTCGATGTGTCCTGCAATGTTTATACACAAAGAAAGTAAATTCTTTTTGGGTGTCGGGAAAAGGCTATCAGAGAAGATAACGAAATTAAAGATAGAGCCTGTAGACCCAGTCAAACATTTATTTAAAAAAATACTAACCGGAGACGATGGTGATGGTGTTCCAAATCTATTCAAGGGGATGGGTGACAAAACAGCAGAGAAGATATTCCAGAAAGCTGAAGAGTTTGGAATCACAGATTGTAGATATAGCGACCAAGAATATAGGGAGTGTGTTGGGGTTTTAGTTAAAGACATCGTAAAGAAGTCTCCAGAATTAGAAGATATTGTGGAGTCTATAAAATTAAATGCTAAATTAATGTGGTTGGATGAATCTGTTTATACACAAGAACAGGTTGAGGGCTCGTTTTCAGAGATTTCTAGAAAACAACCTTTATTTTCATATAAAGGTGGTTACAATCTATCGGAAATATTAGAAGAATTAAAATAATTAAAACAATGGCTAAGAAAAAGAATGTTAAAGAGGTGGAGACCAACACCCAGGAAAAAAGTGTTATCACAATAATTAAGACAAATAATTGTTTTGTCGCTAAATTCGAGGATAAAGAGTTAGAAAATTTTATTGGTGAAGGGGTTGATGGCTCCAAAGCAGTTGCCAATTTATTCCTCAATATGAAAATGTCACTCGAGCAGGATGAAGATAAACAGATAAAGATTTGGATGGAAGAACATCTCCCTGTTGCACAGAAAATAGCCTCAGAGTTGTTTTTTAAAGTTGGTGGAGACCCGATTAAATTTTCTTCAATAGTTTCTAAAATGGGGGAGGATGAGGATTTGGTAAACCACAAACTATCATTCATAAAAGAGTTCGGATTTGCAACTTGCGACAATACACTTGGACGAGGTAGAAAGTGGAAAGTCAACCCAGATAAAGAGTCTTTGGCTTTACACTATAAATCACAGGCAGAAAAATTCGAATCTACAGCAAAATATTATAGAGAGTTGGAAAAACAGGTAAAACTTATAAATGAATAAAATTTTTCATAATTTTAGTCTGCCAACCACGAAAGAGGAGTTTCTGTTTTATTACAGACTCCTCTTTTAGCATAAAACAGTTATTTTGCATATTGAAATGCAGAATTACAAACATGAGTTATACAGATAATATAAAGACACTTTCGAGTTTAGAAGAAAAACTGAAAGTAAAACAAATGATTCTTTTAGAGAAAGCATTCAGAAGTGAAGACCCGAATGAGATTGTTAAAGCACAATCTATGTATAGTAAAATGGTTGAACAAAGAGAACATTCAGATAGAAAATCTTTTCTAATAGACCCTCTTGAATTTTCACAATCCCTTGGTTATAGAAACAAAGCAATTAACATCAGCTATGATGTGTTAAGAAGAATGGCTCGCACACCAATTATAAATGCTATAATAAAAACAAGAATAAATCAAATAGCTGCGTTTGCAGAACCACAGAGAGACCGATACAGTTTAGGATTCATTATAACAAAAAAAGATAAAATCGGTGAGGTGAAATTAACAAAGGCAGAACAAAAAACTGCAAACGATATAGCAGATATTGTTATGCGTTGTGGTGTTAGAAACAGTTGGTCAAATGATGATTTTGATACATTTGTTAGAAAATGTATAAAAGACAGTATGACTTACGACCAAATGAATTTTGAGACCATCACAGACAAACGTGGAAAATTGTATGAATTTACTGCAGTAGATGCCTCAACAATACGTTTGTCTGAAAGTTTGGATGACGATTCGTATAAAGAATCAAGGCGAGGAGAAAATAAAGAGATTAAAGGGTATTTTCCATCGTACGTTCAGATATATAATGGTGTTGTAAAAAATGAGTTTTATCCTTGGGAGATGTGTTTTGGTGTACGCAACCCAGATACATCTATTTACAATTACGGTTATGGAGTTTCAGAAATAGAAGAATTGATAAACGTCATAACAGCAATGTTGTGGAGTGATGATTACAACCGAAGATTCTTCAGTCAAGGTAGTGCACCAAAAGGAATAATAAGAATTGACTCTTCGATAAGTCCACAAAAATTACAAGAATTCAAACAACAGTGGCAGGCCATGATTACAGGCGTCTATAATGCTTGGAAAACTCCTGTAATGGAGGCAGGTAAAATGGATTTCATTAATTTACAAACAAACAACCGTGACATGGAATACTCTAAATGGAATGAGTATTTAATAAAGGTTGCTTGTAGTGTATTCTCAATAAATCCTGAAGAGGTTGGTTTTGCCGGAACATCAAGTAATTCTAGCACAGTCTTCGAAAGTAACAATGAGGCTAAATTGAAGCACTCACAAGACAAAGGTTTATACCCTATATTGAAATTCCTACAGAGCAGGATAAACCGATACATAATAGACAAGATAAACCCTGAATATTGTTTACGTTTTGTTGGTTATGATGCGATGACAAGAGCAGAGGAGATAGATATTATTATTAAAAAAGCAAACAACATCATAACATTAGATGAAGCGAGAGAAGAGCTTGGTTATAAACCTTTAAAACAAAAAGGTGTTTCAGACAATATAATGTCGCCTACTTTTGCCCAATTCAAAATGATGGCAGACCAGCAAAATATGCAAGAACAACAAGGAGATACTTATGGTATTGGTGCCAATCAAGAGTGGGAATACAGCGATGGCACAGGTGATGAATACAATCAAGATTTAACAGAAAACGACAATCCATTTAAAAATGAATAAAAATATGGCTAAGATAGATTTTAATGTAGCTTCTAAAAAACAGGAATTCGAAAAAGGTGTTAAATCTAATATCGAAAATTCTCTGATTGGTGAATTCGGTCAACAAAAAGTTGATATAACAAAAGCAGGTATGCTCAATCCGAATTTAGTTTTAACACATATCATAGACAAGAACGGACACCACACAATGCGATATAAGCGTCGTGATGAATCTCCTGGAGTTGGTGAGCAACATCACCATGTAAAGCCAGGAGATAAAGTTTATCTTGACGGTGAAGAGTTGGAAGTTCTTGGTGTTAAAGAACACGGATATTTAAAGGTGAAAGACAAGCATGGTAGAGTCCTCGATAGAAGCATTAAAAAGCTACAATTCCGGCATCCGGATGGCTCTGGAATGGTGAGGATGTCTGGCGAGACAGATTCAAGGAAAGCAATTTCTGGTGCAAGACTCCCAGAACCTGAAAGTGTGCCAGAAACAACTTCAAGAGAACAAGAAGTTTCTGATGTAGGTTTGGATTACGAAGTGTATGGCACTCCAAAAGAAAGGATGGAGGATTGGGTAGATTTAATCGAAGGATTTGCTAACGACGAGAGTAAAAACTTGGTTGTCGCTTACGGTACAGGCGGTGTCGGCAAGACATATAATGTGATGAAGAATGATGTTATAAAAGAAGGGTTGGCAAACGGAAGTATAGTTAAATTCACAGGTGGAACGACCCCAGCAGGATTCTTAGAAATGTTATACAATAATCGTGATAAAAAAATAATCCTCGATGACTTTGATATGGTATTTAACGACCCTAAAATGTTGAATGTTCTTTCCGTTTTAAGCCGTAGTGATGAAGAGCGTATTGTTACAAAACCAACAAGCTCGAGTGATTCTGGTGATGTACCTCCAGCATTTGAATTTACTGGAAAGATAATGGTTATATCTAACATAGATATCGAAGATGAGGCGAAATCTGGAAACAACGCAGGATATTTCGAAGCAATATTAGCAAACTCTGGGAAAGTCAATCTTAAAATGACTAAAAAAGAAACTTGGGATTTGATAAACAATTACATACTCCATAAAGATGGAAAAGTTAATCATGATTTAAAATTCAAAGACAGTATTGGTCAAGAAGTTGAGGCAACAGATGAAGACCGTGAGGAACTTTCACAATTCTTTAAAAATAATTGGGAAAACATGATAGAATTGTCTGGTAGAACTTTGGCAAAAGCTAATGCGATACAACAATTTTATAAACAAAAAGGTGCAGATTGGCAGGAGAAAGCTAAAAAGATTCTTTTAAAAGGTGGTGGAGAAGGAGACTCCGTTGATGAACGTTTTTTAAACTTCAACGATTCTATAGATATGATTGCTGAAGGTCTGATGAAGTCAGCAATCATAGTGGATAAAAATGCAAACAAGATTGTAGAACGTTTGAAGGCAAAAGGATTTAAGAAAACTGCAATAAATGGTGGTTGGGAATTACAAAAACAATCAGACCCAGATTATCTACCAGGAAATTCTGAAGAAACGTTTGCGACAGATATGTTTCATGTCGTTACATCACAAATGACAGAAAAAGCATTCTACGAAACATTGTGGAAACATAATGGTAAGGTGATTATTTTCGATAAATCGGCAAAAAACATATTAAAATCTGACCTTGGGCAAGGATTGATGAAAGGTGCATTAGACACAAGTGGTGACGGTGATGTTGCTTGGTTGTCAAAAACAGATACAGGTAAATATCCTGTCCCAAAACAAGAAGAAGGTGAAGACCACGATTCTTATGCTACAAGATTGCGTAGCGAGGGTTTTAAATTTGAGCAAAGTGATAATGGTCGAGTGGATAGAACAACAATATCACACCCTTATGATTTAAGTAAGAATTTTAAATTCAAAGGTCGTTGTATATTCATCACAGACTCAAAAGACGACGCTGCACAACCAATACAATCAAGAAGTATGATTGCAGATATTAACACCAACCCTAAAGAGTTTATACAATTGGCAGAGCGTGTTGCACAAGAACGTGAGCGGTTAGGAAAGCAATTCAGCCATATATTGCGAGACGCAACCATAGATGAGTATAAAACAGCAATAAACATACTAAAAAATAATATTGGCAAAATAAATGAGAGAAACTTCGACGAAGAAGGGATTCAAACTGTTATGACAATAGTGAGAAAGAAAAAACACTTACTCAAAACTGAAGAAGGCATGAAAGAATTAAACAAGAGAGTCGTTCGTGCTTTGGGTGTTAACGAGGTGAAAAAATCTTTAGATTACAATTCTGAAGATTTGATAGTTAAAGCGTTTTTAAATTTAATTGAAATATAAACCATATACATATGTATCAAGAATTATATAAAGCATTAGACCAACTCATAGAAAAAGGTATTGCAAGAGGTGAGAAAAAGGTGAACAACCCAGCATATAGACGTATGTTGAATGGTAAAGGTCATATAATCTATGTTCTTGCAAATAAAGAAGAATTAGGAGGGCGGCATGTTGACAAACAACTCACAGAGGAACAGTTTCTTCACATGAAACGTTCTGGTGAAGCGACTCGACATTATGATTCTGCACCAACATTTGATGAGATAAAAGACCACTTCCAAGAAGTTGACTTTTTAACACCAGAACACATCAGCCAATTAGAAAGACAATTACAAAGAATGAAATTTTTTGAGAAGTCTATAAAATATGCAAAGGCGACTAACAATGAAAAGATGCTGGATGGACATATGCGTAGTTACAACAGGATTAAGAATTCGTTAGACCAAATAGTTCTCAATGCATTCAATAGAAATGAACTGAATGTAGAGATAGACGAATATTTTATTACAGACTTCAAAGATAAATTTAGAGAGATTGGTTGTACATTTTATGTTTCTGGTCAAGACAACGAACATAACATGGATTATATAAATAATGAGTGGGGACAATTTAAGTTTAAAAAATTACTTACAGATGTTTATGGTGTGATTAAAAATCAACAAGAAAAATTAGAAGAACAGGAGGTAAATGGTTCCACTTTTACGCCAAAAGTTTCTATACAGTTTAGAAGCAACAAATTTATAATAGATATTTTAAATGAAGCGTCTCCCACCACAGATGCATTTGGATTCAAAACAATACCAACCTGCAACATATCGAGAACATTTTCTGGAACAGGAGATAACAAATCAGTATATCATAGTCTGTTTACAGCAGGAAATGGAAACACATCGACAAACGAAATAAATATGGTTCGTGGAGGTTTTGCAAAAAATCTGATGAAGTGTTTTTATGAGCAATATAAAAATTCTGGTGTTGAAAGAGTTAGTGTGGATGCAGCACTCACATCATATAAACCTTTCTGTGGGGCAAACACATGGGGCAGATGGGGATTCAGAACAAATGAGATGGGTAATTTATTAAGGTCGTATAAAACAAACTTCTCCAGTAAGAAATCTGTAAAAACAGACGAGATTGTTGTAGAACATGCAAACCGAGACGATATTTTTATTGTTAAAGACAATAACAACGGTACATTCTCTAAGATAAAAATACAGGCAGGTGAATTCATTTTAGACCCAAAAACAGGTAGAAAGAAAATAGTGGAAATTGTTACAAAGAAAAACCAAAATACAAATACGTATAAATCTAAAGTTGTAACATATTACGACATATTACCATCAGATGTGGACGAGATGGCTCGTATATATGAGGCGAATAAAGTCGAGGGACAACCATTCAGGATACAACATTTCTATGAAGCTATGAATAACAATATTGTTCGCGGGATAATGGGTACAGAATCATGGCATGGGTCTGTGTATCTAAAAGATGAAGAACAAAAAAAAGATTACGAAAGAAACCTTTATAAAGAATACAAACGAATTCCAGATGCTGTTTATGAGTATTTCAAAGAAACAGACAAGGATTATAAAGGTAAAGATGGAGTTAAAGAGGTTTAACAGAACAGCGTTTTATATATTGTATAGTTACATTTTAAAAATTAAAATTATGTCAGAAGATACAGGAATAGGGACAGGTGTTATGGTCGAAGATTTACAAGACCCAGATTACCGTTTTCAGTTATACACAAATTGGGTTGCTTGCTTAAAGTCTAAGACCACGACAGCAGAACAGTTTTGTAAAAATAACTTCATCACACAAGATGATTTAGAAAAAATAGTTCGCGAATTTGATTCTTTTAAAGATGGGGAATAATATAGAAATAGAAAACAGCCTTTCTAATCTTATAGATTTCGAAAAAAACACTTCGAAAGAATTGGATATTAGAAAGGCTGTTTTGAATCATCGAATAATTGAGGATTATGATTTTATAGAAAAATACAAAGAAGATTACCCCATTCAAGATATCCTCTATTTGATTGCAGACTTTAGAACAGCAACAAAAATAGATTTAAACAAATTGTTTAAAAAATAAGTATGCCGACTCAATTATCTTTATTTCCAGAAGAGCGTTCTGATGTTGGTAAGAAACATAAATACCCAAAGAATAGGAGGAGACATAGAGACAACCCATTCACAGATTTAATTTCTACAAAAGACGAAACATTTGTTATTGATGGTAGTCTTAAATCGAAGTTAGTTTTACAAAAATTACGACTGCAAAATCTTAAGAACAATATGTCAAAACTGACCCAAAAAGAAATTGATGAAGAGTTTGAAAGAATACAAAAATTCCAAGAAGAAATAGATGGCGAAAGATTGCATGTAGAAAAGCAAAAAGATGAAGGGGTTGTGAAAACTTCAAAACATGATAATGTAGAACCAAATCAAAGACCTAAAATTGTAGAGCCTGTTAAGGGTAAGAAAGTTGTTGTTGGAAGAAGCTATGTTAGGGAAAATTGGGGTACGATAGTTAAAGAGTTAGGTGAATACAATTTCAGGAATGATACTTTTGAACAATTCAAAAAAGAATTTGCTGCTACGGTAAAGCAGAAATACAGCAACAAATTCTCCATTAATGATTTATCAGAAAGACAACTTTCTGCATTATACGACTTCAGCAGAAATAAATCTTGCAAAAAATTTGGCATGTAAAAATAGCGACAAACAGTTATTTTTAACAAAATGTTACTATTATGCAAGAGCAAATAACTTTAGGATTATATAAAGATTCCAATATAATAAAATCATTCAATACAGATTTAGAATCTTTACTAAAAGATAAATTCGATAGAGGGTTGATAGATGAAGATTTATTCAACAAAGCAGTCGAAGAATTAGAAATTCTTAAAGCGAGACCACTCAACCCAGAACTAACACTAACACACATCATAGATAAAAATGGCCACCACACTATTAGATATAAACGTCGCGATGAATTATCTAATAAGAAAGACCAACCTGTGAGTGTTGGCGATGTAGCAATTTATAACGGTGAAGAACAAAAAATTGTTGCAATTTACGATAACGGTTATGTAAGATTAAAAGATGGTTCTGGTAATGTTAGGATGCGTAGTATAAAAAATGTAGAATTCACACATCCAGAAACAAAACAAAAATCTAAAGTTTCTGGATTTCACACACCAGAAGATTTCTATACCGATGGTTCGTATAATATACATTCAAAAATAAGAGAAGAACTTAGAAAACAATATTCTAACAAACAGATAGATTCTGTGCTTAAACAATTACATGACTCTGGTTTGTCTAAAACGGATATATCTGTGGGTTTGCAAAAAATATTGCAAGAGGATTACCACAACACTTATGGACAAGAAACTGGTCTGCCATACAGAACATCAGGGTTGCCAACAAAAACAGTTTTTCAAGTTAAGATGGCAAGAAATGAAAAACTTATTTCAGAAAAGGCAGACGAAATAAAGAAAAACATTAAAATAAATAAGATAGAATATGGTTTGTCGAGTGATGATGTTAAGAAGATAACAAAAAGTATAATAAAATTAGCATCTTTTGGCGAGGATATATTTAAAGAGGTAGAGCTGAGGCCAGACCCAACACCACATGAAAATAAAGCAATTATATTCAAAATGATGAATGATGAGAATGTAATTGTTAATGGAGATATAAAGGTTGATAAATATGGTAGAGTCAGTGGTGATGAGGTTATATTAAAGAAAGGGTACTTTGACAATCCGAACAACAATATTAAATTTAATAAAGTTGGAAAGCTATCAATACACCCAGAAACAGAAACATTCGACTTAAGAGTTAATCATGTTGACAATTTAGGAATAAATTCAAGAAAATTGAAGTCTTTAAAAAATCTAAAATTAGAGTCTGTTGGAAACGTCGACATAAAAATCGATAATCTTGAAGATTTAAAAGGGTTGCCGGAAACAATAAATGGGAATTTATTGATTAAAGGGAGTAAATCTGCAATATTGAAGAATATGCCAAAAACGGTAAAAGGTAGTCTGGCTGTCTATGATGGTGGGTTAGAAAGTTTAGAAGGTTTTCCAGAAGTTGGTCTAAGTATTAATGTTTCTGGGAATAAATTAAAAACATTAGAAGGTTTGCAAGATAGAGTTAATGGGAGTTTGGATGTTTCCAATAACGATTTAAAAAACTTTAAAGGTGCACCAAAATATGTTAAGGGTAATTTCATATTCAAAAATATGGATGTCGAATCGTTGTATGGTTTTCCAAAACAAATTGGTGCATTTGAATTGTTCGGCAACGGTAGTTTAAAAAGAGACGAAGTTTTGGAAGTTTCTGATGTCACATATCCAGATAGAGACAAAATCTTACCACATGCCAATTTTTATTCACTATTCCATGGAAGTAGTGATTGGGATAAATACAGAGATGACATTAAAGATAAATATTTCCTAAAATTCAGGACGGAACCGACAATGATGTAGAGCAGTTATTTTTAACAAAACAGTAAAATGAATAAATTTGCAGTAGGTATTATAACAAATGAATCTGGTGATGTTTTATTATTAAGACGAAGTTGGAGTGCCCCTTGGATGGATTATAAATATTGTTTTCCTGGTGGGGAAATTGAAGCAGATGAAGAACCAAAAGCTGCTCTTGTTAGAGAGATAAAAGAAGAGATGATGTTACAAACAGACCCAAAAGATTGGGTTGAGTTTGTAAAAATGGAGGAGTTTGATGGAAAACAAAAATACACAACACACTACTTCAAGTATATAGGTGAAGGATTGCCAGAAACAGATATTGTTTTAAATTATGAGAACGACAAATACGTTTTTGTTGACCTTAACAATTACAACGAAGATGAATTAATTCCAAATTTAGACCTTGTTTTAGAATACATAAAGGAATCTAAAGGAATCAATTCTGGAGACGTGGACAATATAATTGCGAAGGCAATTTCTGACTCATTTAATGATTTACTGTCAAACAACCCATTTTATATAGAGAAGGCAGAATTACACAAAGAACGCCTCACATTAAAAACAATAACAGACCGAATTGGGCGAAGAGTTAAAAAGTGGGTGAAAACCTCACAACCAGAACTTCAACAAAATCAGCAAAAACAACAAGATAATCAAACACAAGATGTTGAGTCAAAACGACAGGAGTCGGAAGGTATAAACTATCATTCAATATATAAAGACGATGCTGTTTTATCAAAATATGCAAAACAAACCTCGTCTAATGATTTGGCTAACTTTATAAATAAAAATAAAAACAACACGAATGCATCGAGATTGTTAGAGATTGCAAAACAAGAATTGAAAGATAGAGGTGAACCGATTCCAGAAGATGGTAGTGAAAATCCTTATGCAAGTGTAGAGGAACAGCGACCAAAAAGCGGGTTGTCGGATGCTGCACAAGAACATGTAGATTTGGCTAATATTGCTGATACAACCAAAGATATAATCGACTACATCCCTGAAGTTAAAAATGATGAGAATCTTTCTGATGATGAAAAGCAACAAGTCATATCTAAATTGTATGAGCAAATAGGTAGGTTGACTGAAAAAGGTAAAACGGGAGAAAAAATTGACAAACAATCTGATGGCACCGAACAGAATCGACCAACAGGAGAATCAGAAAAACAAGAACCTGTCGGAAAAATTGAGAAACATGAAGATGGGACTTATAATGAAGAAACAGGAGAAGGTTGGGTTGGAGATGAATCTTTGGGTGAGGAGTACAAAGTAGAATCTGAACGTGTTGATAAAATGATTAAAGATGATATACGGTCATTGGTGCATCCACAATCACGTGTTGGAGAATTAATAATGCAGACCGGACCAGGAGGACTTGGAAAAACATACACAGCAGTAAATGAGTTGAAGAAAAATGGTTACGATGAAATTGAGATTGGTGACAAATCAAAAAAAGGTATTAAATCTAAAAATGGCTTCGTTCATGTTAAAGGTGGTATGACTGCTGCAAGTTTATACGAAGCGATGCATGATTATCCGTATGCTGTTTTCTTAATTGACGACGCAGAGAATATATTCAATAGTGCACAAGCATTAGAATATATAAAAGCTGCAACCGATACAACCAAACAAACTGTTACACGTGCATTAAGTGGTGACGGCTCAACGTCTCCAGAAACAAAACGTGAAAATATAAACGAACAGTTGGATAATCTTAAACAAGACTTGGGTGATTTGAGAGACCAGATTGAAGAATTAGAATCACAACGAGACCCAGCAAACAATTCTAAGATTAGAAGCTTACATAAAAAGGTTCGCGACCTTAAAACTAAAATAAATATCAAAGAACGTGAATTGGAATCACAACGAGACCCAGCAAACAATTCTAAGATTAGAAGCTTACATAAAAAGGTTCGCGACCTTAAAACTAAAATAAATATCAAAGAACGTGAATTGGAATCTTTAGGAGATATAAGAAAGAAACAATTTGACTTTAAAGGTAAAGTCATGATGATTAGTAACAAATTTCCGGAACATAACAAAATTCTTTGGGAAAAAATGTATAAACCTTTAATGTCGAGAACAACAAGCGGTCAAATTAATGACTTGAAGATGTCTAAAGGTGCTAAATTATATAAGTTGTCAACATTAATACCATATTTCTCTGCAGGGAAAGATAGTTCTGGAGCCGTAATTGCTCCAAAGAATTTTAAAGAACGGAAAGAGGTTTATGATTTTGTTAAAAAACTTGTTCAAGAAGGTCGGGTTGATGATGTAAGCACACGTATGTTGAGTGGTGTGTATGCACAAAAATTAAGAGGTGGAGACAACTGGAAGATGGAATTGTTACGTAAGTATAAACGTGAGGGAGGAAATTTAGAGAAAGCAGAAACAGCTATATACAGTCATATAGAATATTTAATTTTAGGATATTAATCATGGAGATAACATTAGACAATTACAAAGGTACAAAATTAGAGAAAGCATTTTTTAACACCTTTACAGAATTACAAAAAACCGACAACTTTGAAAAAGGCGTGAAAGATGAGTTAGTTGAAGATTCTGAAGAAATGAAAAAAGGTTGTGGTAAAAAAACTGATTTATCAAATGGCGAAGATTCAATCGATATTGGTATTATAAAAGCAACAGAAGCAGAATTGTTGAAGTCTGATGTGTCGGAAGCATTTCAATATACTGGAGATACAAAATTCAAAAAAACAGGACAAGAGATTTTAGATTCTGTTGAAATTAAAGGTGTTAAGTATCAAAGTAAACTTGCTGACATTGCAACAAAGATGGCTGGGTTACGTGATTTAATTGATGAAGACCCGACTGAAGTTGCAAATGTTTCAGAAGAAACTTTAGACATGTGCCCATTTGCAGAATTAAGATATTCTTGGAACAAATGTAATAACTTAGAAGTCGCACAACAGTCTACAGGTTATGGGAATTTAATTCAAGCAGGTGAGAAAGCTGGTTTATGCGAACAATATAATTCTTTGATAAATAAATTGGATGGTGTTTGTCAGGACTTGGTTGCATTAAAAGTTCTCAAAGAATCTATAAATCCTAAAGAAAACTATTTCTTAACATTCAAACAAGTTAAATCATTATTCGTTTAAAGTATGGCAGCAAGTATAACATTTACAAAGATCAACAAAAAAGTCAAAATAATGGATGGTAGTGCTGTCCTTGGTGGATTAAGCATACACACAAACGTTTTTGAACACCCACATGAAGAGGCAATCGTTTTGACGAATGGCACGAGTGTTATAAATTCGTTAAATGGTTCTTCAAACTTTATGAAGATTGTAGTAGCAGACGTAAAAACACCTTCTGTTGTAGACAAAACAGACCTTGCAACAAAATTAATAGAAAATTATTTTAGTTAAAATTTGAAAACAAAAAAAGAAATGATAAGTTTAATATTCCAAAACGCAGACAAAACTCTAAACACAGCAGAACAATAGTTAACAATAACTATTCAATAATAAAACAATAAATATTAAACGTGGTTCAATTTTTGTTCCACGTTTTTTGTTTTAAAACAGCACAAATATAAACAGCTATTTTATTTCTTAAAATAAGAAAGATAAATATTATAGTTATTATTAATAATTAAAGAATGAGATGTCAAAATTAAGCGATAACGATTTTAAATTTTACATACCTTTAGATGTTACAAAAGCAACAGACGAACAAGGTAATGAAATAATGAAAATTGGTGGTATTGCATCGACAAACGAGAAAGATACCGACGATGAGTTTTTGAATCCTAATGGGTTTGACGTTTCATACTTCTTAAAACAAGGGTACTTCAATTGGCATCATATGGCCAAAAATGACCCAACAGCAATTATCGGTGAACCAACAAATGCAGAAATCAGACCAGAAGGTTTATATGTAGAGGGGATATTATATCCAGATAACCCAATAGCACAATCAGTCTATAAAGCTGCACAAATGTTGGAAAAAAACAGCTCAACAAGACGCTTGGGATTTTCCATAGAGGGTAAAGCATTAAAAAGAAGAAGCAACGACATAAAACATCCAGATTATAAATACATAGAGAAAGCTGCCATTACTGGGTGTGCAGTGACATTTATGCCAAAGAACCCAAAAACTTATCTCGACATCATAAAAGGTGGTGTAGACGAAGCAGAAGATGAAGATTATTCTGAAGAAGATAAAGAAGAAATTGAAAAAATGTTGGTTGCTGGTTCGACAACAGGAACTGATACAACAGATAACCAAGAACAAAGTGGTGCACCTTTAAAAAAAGAGGATGTAGAAGATTTAAAGAATCTTGAGTTTGGGACAGAAAAGGAGACAAAAGAAAGAGAAATTAAGAAGTCTGAAGGTATAGGATATATTTTAGACAGAACAACAGGTATAAACATTATACAAGCAGAAAAAATTTTTAATACAATTACTATGGAAAAAAAGGAAAAGTAACAGAACAAGACCTTAATAAAGGTTTAGATATCTTAAACAAAGCATTGAATGATATTGATGGCGGTGAGTCCAACGATTCAGAAAAAGAAACAAACAAAACAGAAGAAAATGTTGTTGGTGAAGATTCTAAAGAAGATGAGGTAGAGAAAGCGGAAACAAATGAAGCTTCCGTAGAAAACGATTCTAAAGACTCTGAAGAGGATGACGAAGATGAATCAGAAGACAACGATTCTGATGAGGATGATGTTAAAAAAGGTCTTGAAGATGTGAAAGAATTGATTCTTCAAAAAAATCAATCTGTCGGACTTATATTAAAAGGTATGCTCGATTTAATCATTAAGATAGACAACCGTATGGATAATTTCGAAAAATCTATTAAATTGGATTTGGAGAAATCAGAACCTACAGAATTGAAAAAAGGTGGAACCGACAGTACAGAATCTGACATCGAGAAAAGTGTTGATGTTTTAGGAAGATTGGATTCAGTTTTAGGAAGATTAGAAGATATAGAAAAATCTTTATCTATGCCAAATGAAAGAAAATCTACTTTATCTGTTCGACCTCGTGAGAGAGTATTTCAATCAAACAGCGGTTTGGAGAAATCAGAAGTTGGAGGAAACATCATAAGCAAAGATGATAAGAAAAAAGTGTTAGCTGTTTTGGATGAAGCGACATTCCAAAAAGGTTTTGACTCTGAATTCGGTGAAGCGATGACTCGTTACGAAAATGGTTCTCCATTAACACAAAGAATTATTGCGAGATTGGCAACAGAGTGTGGTGTAATAATTAAGTAATTTTAAATTTAAATCTAAATAATATGCGAACAGATTATCAACCAAATGAAGTTTTTTCAGGAAGTGGAACTTCATTAGAGGAACTGCAAAATCTTAACAAGGCGTTAGAGGCAGGTTCAATCACAGGTAGTGGAACCACCAATCTTACAAGTGCGAGTGGTGCACCTTTAAAAGTTGAGTCTTTGGAAAAGACTTTAAAAGTAGTTTCTTTCCAAGAACAAAACATTAAGTTGTGGCAGATGATTCCTAAAAAAGCAGCATTCAACACTGTTGAGGAATTCAATCAGTTAGCTTCTTATGGTGCGGACAGAGGAGGTTCTTTAGTTGAAGGTGAATTACCAGAAACAGAAGATTCTACTTACGTTCGTAGAGCACAGTTGGTGAAATTCTATGGTGTGACCAAAGAAATTTCTCACCCAATGACTTTAGTTAACATACAAGCAAACGTTGGAAACATTATCGAAAGAGAAGTTAAAAACGGAACATTGTGGTTGTTACGTAAAGTAAACAAAGCATTGACTCGTGGTAACGAGAGTGTTATCCCAACCGAATTCAATGGTCTTTATGCTCAACATGCAGCAAACGATGCATTCACAACAATCGATGATTACTTCAACAGTGAAGTTGTTGTTGATATGCGTGGTGCAAAATTGACTGAAATTGCAATCGAGCAAGGTGCTGAGGCAATAATCCAGAATTTTGGATATCCTACCCACTTAATCGCTTCTCCAAAAGTGTTAAGTAAATTCGTTGAGAATTTCTATGGAAACAAATTTATCCCAATCAACACCGATGCAATCCGTGCAGGTGAAGTTGGTCAAAATGTACAAACTTTCCAAAGCCAATACGGTCCTATCAAATTAGAGTGGGATATCTTCATGAATCCTGATGCTCCTCGTTTAGCAGGCTCTGCAGCTCAAAGTACAAAAGCACCTCTTGCTATCGTTCCGGATAGTTCTGCACCTATTACAATTGCAACTAATGATGCTTCTTCTAAATTCGGTACTGGTTATGCAGGAGACTATTTCTATGCTGTTGCTCCTATTAATCGTTATGGTGAGGGAATCTTAACTCTTATGAGTGCTACTGCTGCAACCATAACTGCTGCGGGCAACGCAGTTAACTTAAAATTTGGTGATGGTGGAGGTGCTTATCCTGCAACAGGATATCGTATATATCGTACCAAAAAAAATGCTTCTGCAACTGACTTGTTTTACCCATTGTACGAAGTATCTGCTGCTCAAAAAGCTGCAGGATTTGACGGTGCTTCAGCAGGATTGGTTCGTGACCGAAATCGTTACTTACCAAATACAGGTCAAGCATTCTTAATCCAAAACTCGAATGAAGTGTATGAGTTCGCTCAATTGGCACCTCTCATGAAAATGGATTTGGCTGTCATCGCTCCAGCACAACGTTTTATGATTCTTTTATATGGTACTCCGTTACTATATGCTCCAAAGAAAATGGTACGTTTCATCAACGTTGGAACAGTGTAATTTTAAATTAAGTCAAACATATAAAAGATGTTGAGTACTAAAACTCAACATCTTTTTATTAAAAATTGAATCTATGAAAGTATTAGCACCAGAATCAAGAAAAAACAAAAAGATGATACTACCAGAGGTTGGTGGAATCGAAATCCCGGAAGATGGAATTGTGGAAGTTTCTGACAACTTGGGGAACAGTTTAATTGAAAATCTCGGATTTAAAAAGATTGGAGATAGCTCTGAGAAACTAGAAGATAAAATTGATGGTGGAGGTGTTGTGAAGAACCCTTCTGATGTAGTTGTAAACCCAAACATCGATGAGGATGGTGAAAGTGTTGGTGGTGAAGACATCAAAGCTACAAAAGAAACATTATCTGTTCTGAGTGTTAAACAGTTAACACAAACGTTAATAGATGCTGGTAAAACAAAAGAACAGCTAAAGAATTTGAAGAAAGACCAATTAATCGATATGGTGCTTGCAAGTCTTGTGTAAGACATTAATTTATAAAAGATATGAAATGGCAGCCGATTACAGGTTGCCATTTTTTGTTTAAACAGTTATTTTTAAACAAAATGGCATAGATGGGAACATTGTTATTCGAAATTCAAAATTACGACACTCCAGAACTCGTTATAAACCCAGATGAATTGGTTGGCCAATATTTGTTTGGAATACCTATTTGTAATACACAAGGTAAAGAGTTGTCGTACGATATGATAAAACAAAAGATTCTTAATGCACAAGCTTCTTTGGAATCTTTATTGTACATAAAACTTACAGAACAATTAATACATGAGTCATCAGATTTTAACAGAACAGAATGGGAGAATTGGGGATACGTGAAAACATCATATCCTGTTAAAGTTCCTCTGGCTTTAGAAGGTTATTATAACCAAATCAAACAGATAGGGTATCCAAATCAATGGTTGAATAGTAGAAAAGAACAAAGCTCACTACATGGTAGTGATGAGAGTGTGTATTTCAGACAGATACACATTATACCTTCAGGAACAACAGGTAATGCAGAACTCAATGGTGTGATATATAACGGAAGCACACCATTTACACTATTCTTAGGAACGAGATACATACCAAACTATTGGAGGACAACATACGTTACAGGATTCGATAGAATTCCAAGAGAGTTGATAGATGCAGTTGCAAAAATAACAGCAATTCAATTACTTGCCATTCTTGGTGATATATATCTCGGAATTGGAATGAATAGTTATTCAATCAGTCTCGACGGTTTATCACAAAGCACAAGTTTGCTTAAAAGTAATGAGTATGGTGTCTACGGTAGTAGAATAAAACAATATTCTAACGACTTATTTGGTGACGGTAAATTAGACCAAGGTACAATTGGTGCATTAAAAGCAAAATACAGAGGAATAACATTCGATGTTTGTTAATTATTAAAAAATAAATATATGGAAGATACAATAATAGGGTTAGAGCAATACAAAGGGAGTTTTATACAAAAAGGTTTTGAAGCTACAAAAACAACAAATAAAGTGACATTTGATTCCATCAAGGAACAATTAAAAAATAATCTTCAAAAAGGTTTAATAGATGAGGATTTATTTAATAAAGCTGTTGGAGAATTAGATTCATTAAAAGGCGGATTAGCAGATAAAAAGACACCAAAAGACATCGCAGAAAAATGGGGTGTAACGGTAGAGGAAGTTAATAATGCAATCGAGGATGGCTCAAAAATAGAAATGGAACACACAAAAGACGAATCGGAGGCAAAAGAGATAGCTTCCGACCATATCTACGAAAAAGGTTTGGAATATTACGCCAAATTACAGGAAATGGAAGAAGAGATGGGTGACTCCAATGAGGATTAAAAATTTCTATAAATGGCAAAACAACAAAAACAAGTCATAACACAAACGTACGACAATCAGCAAAAATTGAATTCGTATCCTGTTGTCAATTTCGAAGTTGACAGATTCGAGTCGGCAATATACAAACATGGCTATAATGTCCACCACCATAAAGCATTGAGATGTCCTTGTAATAATGCAGGCTCCAATGCACCACTACCAGATTGCGAGAATTGTCGTGGTATTGGTTGGTTCTATGTTGATAAGACTGCAACAAAAGCCTTAATGCAGGGTATAGGGAATAAACAGGAGTATGACGCTTGGAGCGAGAAGAATCCTGGAACTGTGAGTATAACAACTATGTATAAGGATGATGTTAGTTATATGGACAAATTTGAGTTGTTGGATTGCGAATCGACGTTTACACAAATACTCAGACCATTATATAACGGAACAACAGAAATTTTATTCGCATTCACAATATATGAAATCATTTCTGTGTTGAACATTTATAAATTTGTAAGCCAATCTTCGCCATTACAAACTCTTGTAGATAAAATTACGAATCCAGATGATTGGGATTACGAGGTTTCTGGTAACAAAATAATTTTTAATACTAAGAAATATTATCAAGATTATTTGGATGGGAAAATGAATGTGTCGGTGAGATATAAACATACTCCTGTTTATTGTGTTGTGGAAATAAGTCGTGAAATATTTAAAGCAAGAGATAAGAGTTCGGTGTGTGGTGGTGTGGATTGCCCGAAAGATATCGAACAGTTAAGTTTTAGAGGACAACCACAAAAAAGTGTTGGTAGAAGATTGCACTATATTTGGGATGCAGACAATTATTCAACGCCGAGTGTTTTTGATAATACTATTTACCAATGAGTGGAATTGTAATAAGAAAGAATGATGTTAGGTCTGTTCTCAAAGATTTTCAAATACCAAATGACATCAGACGACAGATAGCAAAAGAAATTCAACAAGAACTTCTTAAGGAAACTTACAAACAGATTATAGACGAAGCTTCGAGAAGTTTATCATCATCAAAGAACCAATACATCAATGGTTTGGAACTTACAGACAATTCTATAAATCTTAATGGTTGGTTGCCGAATGCTGTTGAGGATGGGATGAGTCCTTTAGATTTAAAACAAGGATTCGAATCAAGCACGAATGTGAAGCGTACAAACAGCGGTGGTTGGTACTTGACCATACCATTT